ACACCTATTTTTGACAGTGAAGCATTAAGATCACTGTAGTAGGTCATGTCAAATATTTGAATATCTACTTCGGTAGTGCTGACATACCCGGCTGTACCAATATCGTTTTCATACACGCTACTGTCATCTCGATTTGTATATATTGCCGGATTGAATGTAGATATATTACTGGTAGTTAAGTAAAGATTAGCCGGATATACACCAATGGTATTATCTGTATTAACTTCATTGTTAGACAATAAAGTAAATGTTATTGGATCACCGTTGTATTGTCCTTCTACTAGTTCAAGTTCAATGTACTGATTATTGGTCAATGCACCGTACTCGCCTACACGCAAGGCCCATTCTTCATAGAGTGCAATATTGCTGGTAACTCCATTAAAGCCGGCAGCAGTAAATGCTGTAATAGCATTCATAGTACCTTTTTGTCTAATAAATCCTTGATAGAATTTGGCCTGTGTAGGAAGATCTATACCAAAGTCGCTGAGATACTGTCTTGGTCTGAATCCAATTTCAGCACCCACAAAACGACTGAAATCTCCTTGCAGTTCAGGGTTATTTAAATTATTGTAGCGCAGGCTCTTGCCGGCATTGTAACTAAAGTTAGGCAGTAGACCAGTCTGTATCTGATTGCTCTGTAACTGTTGCCAGCTGTTGGCATAAAATACCGGAGCTGCTGCTAAGTCTTGTGTGGCTGTATAATAGTTACTCTTGTATTTTATCAGTGATCCTAATGCGTAGTCGCGATTTGCCTGCCATGAATCAACATAAGGACTGTTATAGATGAATCCAGGTGGATTTAATGTGCCTGTCCAACTACCAGTTTTTTTACCAACCAATTTTAATCTATACTGTCTATTACCCAATTCTGGTACATAGATAACATCGCTAAATTCAGTTATATTATCAAATATTAACACGTGCTCATACTCAACTACATCAAGCACAGCCAGTGCAATAGTCTGCCCAGAAATGGCTGTAAGTGTAAATCTGTTGTCAGTTCTAGTAACCGACATATTATTATACTTGATAAAATTATAACCGGTGTCTAATACTCTGGTATCATTGGGAGTATTTTGTATTTGATCTACTACACCAGATTTGGTGTTAATTATCAAATGGTTTAGTATAGGGCTAAGAACCAACACACTACCCGCAACCCAGCCTTGCTGACTCCAGGTTAAAAATTCTTTTACACTTAATATAAAATCTCTTTGTACATTAAGCGAGGTATCTTGATCACTAAATGCTACTCCGCTGCCAACTAAGTATCGTTGATAGCTGACTAAAAAATCTACTACCTGTTGTTTATTGGTAAATTCAAATCCATAAGGAACTGTAATTTTATAGCGTTGGAAATCTCGATAGATTATACCAACATCAGATGCCACTGTGACCGGATAAGAATTATTATTGGCCAGACTTGGTATAATGGTAAAATAAGGATCTGTGGTATCATATCCACTGACTGTATATCCGTTTTCACTGCGTTCAATTACTACTGCACTATAAACAATGCTCTGGGTAGGCGTAGATTTGTATAATTCTATTCTATAATTTTCAGGTGGTATGATAACACTATTAGTAGTGCTGCTAGGACTGGCCTGTTCAGCCTGTACCGTTAAGAAACTACTGTCACTGAAGCCGGCCATCTTATAAGCCAACTGCACATCTACATAGTTTAGATATTCAAGTATTTTAGTTTCAGGATCAATACCAATATTGGTTAAGTAATCGGCAATCCAATTTAGGTAACCAGCCACACGATAACGACCACTGGCGCCATCACTGCCGCCGTTTATGCGCACTGCCAACGGACTGATGCGCTGTAGGGTATCTGTTAAAACATATTGATTTAATTGTGCGTTTTTATTGTAGCGTGTGACATCCATTAGGGTGCCAAAGAAATAGGCCGGGTTAGCCAGGGCAATAGCCTGTTGCATAGCATAAGGAAAATCACTGCTACGACGCCAGGCAGTTTCTACTGGGCCTTGTTGTCCTACAGCATAACTACCATTGGCCTGATTGCTGTTAAAGTTACGCACAATATACTGTGTAGGCGGACGTAGATTACCATTTTCGTCTACTGGAATAATATTTAATAATCCGGGTCTTACAAAACGACTGTCAGTGTAGGGTGCACCATTGTTCCAGACATAGCCAGCAGCTAGGTCTTGCCACATTACTAAATTACCTCCGGTATATGGTGCTGGTCCATAGCGTTTGGTCCACCAAGTTGGTTGTTCGCTGAAACCTAACATTTTCCAAGGAGTTGTACCTGGAGTATCTGTGTCATAAAAATAATCAAAGATGGCACGCCAAGTTCCTGGTAAAAGAGCACCAGTTACAGTATCAGTGAATCTGCTGTAGTTCCAGGTAAATGGGTCTGACGCGATAAAATAATTGTTTGAAGTAAAATCTACACGATTGTCACCGACCCACTGTAGAAATGAGCCGGTTAGCAACTGTGTAAATTCTTTGTTGGTATAGGCAGTAGTTCTAAACGCACCTGGTTTAAAATTATAAACATCATCAACCTGCGAATGATAATCGACTTTGATATTATTGTAAATACGCAATTCAAATTCTAACAACACCTGATCTCTGAAATCGCCAAAGGTTGGAGTTATACTTCCGTCGTGTCCTTGTATAACTTCTGTAGGAGTCAGATAAGAATAATCTGTGTAAATTTCTGGAGTGAATTTAGGATATAGTCCTAGCTTGGTTGGTGTTTCTGGAATATAGTTACCATCGGTGTTATTGTATTCGTTTATGGTAATTATGTCACCGTAATTTAATTTTTTAGAAAAAGTAACACCAGCACGATTATTATCAAATACATAGTCTGTGCCTTTGATTAACTGTTGATTATTAACATAAACTAATACTGCACGATTGCTTAAAGTAGTATCGCTGAATATAGAGCTGATTTCGTAATCAACCAATTCAGGATTAATAACAGTATAGGTAATAACATTTTTTAATGGACCATAAGGAACCATATCCGAATAGTACCAAGAGAAAGTATTATTTTTAACACTATTAATTGTTTGTAAAATATTGTCTAATATGCCAGGTATGTCTGTTGTATCAACTGTTTTTAAATTGGCCGCAGATTCTAAAATTTTATTTTTAATGCGACTGTAGTTGTGTCTAGCAAGATCCAGTCCTTTAAAATAGTTAGTATCCGAATCAACTAAAAATAATTCGCTATACAGAATAGGACTAGCGTGTTGTAATATATTACCACCTTGTGCTTTTATGTAACGATCTCTAATAACAGTATCGCCTAGTGCCGAACCAACTATACTATTGCTGTTAGATACTAAGGCAACCAAGTGGTTGCGTAGTTGTCCTAATGTTAATGTGGTAAAGTTAGAATTTTTACTGTTAAAGTTTAAATTTTCAGGAACTTGATAATAACCTAGCGCAGTAACTGATGTGGGATTATAAATTGTTATATCAATTTGGTCTTGAGTTGTTAAAGAACTGTTGATAATTTTTACATAGTAATTAACACCCTGTTGCAGTATAATATAATCTTTAATAAAGACCAGTTCAATAAAATTTTTATAAACTTTAATATATGGTATACTGGCCGATGTTGGTGGTAGTATATCAATTTTAAAATAGGGATTTACACCATCATATACCCCACTAATGGTTTGATATTGATGGCTCGGTTCTACTACTGTGGTCCAAGCATTTCTTAGATTGTACGTGGTTAGTCCGGTGTTTTGCTGTAGTGTGCCTGCTGTGTTAATATTTGCTGATACTGTAGCAGAATTTTCTGTGTAGCTAAATGTGTCAGAGTCAAAGTTATTGACAAACTGTATGTCACCTGACAGAGTAAATGTTCTATAATTTAATGGAAATCCCAAAACCTGATCTGGTGTGCCTGTGCCAACATCATAAGAAAATACAGGTGTTCCACCAACTACAGTACCTAGGTTGTTTTTAGCAGAGGCAAAAGTACTAGCAGGATAGACCGAAGTATCACCGATACTAACACCATTCATGTCAATGACATCAAACATTGGAGTTTGATTTATTGCAGTTTTTTGTTGTCCTTCGATCCACTCATTGCCGTTATACCAATATTCAACACCAGAGTTAGTGCCCAATAATACTATTAAATTATTATAGGCCAGTATCTCACTGTCAGCAGCCGGTTCTAAAGTAATTACCGGAGTTAGATTAATAACACTGATACTAACCACAAATATCTGATTACGAACTGTATTGTCAAAATCGTCAGCAAATATAATTCGTTGTCCGTCTTGTAACGGCACACCCATTATTTCTTTATAGACCTGTAATTCAACTTGATTACGAGCATCGGTAATAGATCCATCATTACAGAAAATATCCACCGGTACTTTGGCTGCTCTGCCAAAGTTGTATAATTGTAAATTGGCTTCAAACTCAATAATAGGTCTATTGGCACGTAAATTTTGATCAAATACCGGAATGGTTTTATTGTAAGCGGCAGTGGCTTTTATAACATCTATATGGAACCAACGATTACTGCGAGTCCAAGGATTTAGATCTTGGCTGGCACGATTAATGGTAATATAGTCGGGAGTTGTTGGTCCTTGACCTTGTAAATAAGTGTCGGGTGTCTGCAGATCAGTTTCTGCTATTAACTGTATAGCTGTGCCAACGCCTTCTACATAGTAGGTATTGCCAGCATAACTGGCAGGCACGGCGCTGTTATCAAATTTTATTTTTAAACCATTGGTAAATGCAATTCCAGTCTGACTGGTATAATTTGCCTTTCCTACAATATCGGCATCAACATTGACTGTGGAATCATTTGCGGCAACTAAATTAAATTCACCTACTAGACTTGCTCCAACACCGTCTTGATAGTAGACTGTGGCTAATGTAGCTGTTAGGTTAGGAACTGCGCGATAATATGTATAGCTAGGATCAATATAAAAACTATATTCTGCATAAGTTTTACCTGCAGTTACATACACACGCTGATTTGTTGTAACTGTCTGTACAGGTATAAGATTAATTGCGGTGCCTACTAACTGTATTTGCCAGACATTTCGACGTTGTGCAACTGGTACTGTTACTCCCCCCACTGTCCAATACAGGGCATCAATGTCAGTGTTGGTAAAAATAAAAGTTTTACCCACTAGATTGCCAGTGATGCCATCAAGTCCGCCTAAGGCCTGTAGCTGTTCTATAGTGCTACCCTGTATTTGATTATAGTGTAAGGCTGTACTAACATCCGCAGAATATACCACCGGCATAGTGACGTAATAATCTTGTGCATTGTTCTGTGGCACACTAAATGTTATAGTGCCAACATCCGTGCCGTTATTAACTACACCTAATACATCTCTACTGCTGAGATTACTCTGATTATCCTTTAATCCTGATGTTCCCGGACTGCTCTGTATCCAAAACGGATAACCTGGCTGATTAACTATAAATGTATATACACCACCACGTGCCAAACGCAATGAAGGATTCTCTGCTACCCCATATCCAGAAAAATGATAAGTCCCGGTGTTGGCATCTCTGATAACTGTGTAGGTGGCCGAATTTGGCACAGAAGATCCATATACACCGACTGTGTCTGGACCGTTGGCTAACCAGTAGTATTGATTAAAATTTACAAATTTATCAAAATCAAACAGGCCATCGTAACTGTACATTTCTGCTGAAAATAGTCGGTCTTGATTATTGGTGATAGCACCATCGTACCCAAGCTGATTCAGTAGATCAGGGTAACTGCTGAAAAAATCAACGTTGTTGGTAATAGGGTTTTTTACAACCACACTGGGTTCTAATTGATAATTTTGTCTTGTGGCTGTTGGTTCTGGTTGATAATTGTCGCCGGCTCGATAAGTAGGTGCAAACTTACGACCTATATAGGCATTAACTGATCTAAGATCCGGCGGAGTGTACAGTTGATCTAAAGTAGCATTTAGAAACTTTTGATTAGTATCTGTTCTGAATACTTCAGGTAAAAAATTTATAGTTTTTATAGATGCCATTATGACTTCCGATTATACAATTATGTTTGTTCCAGCAAGTGTTTGGTTAATTTGTGCAGCAGTTATAGCACTGATTATCTGTACATTTTGTGCTGTGGCACAACTGATAATAATTTCATCAGGGTTAGTATTAATCTGCATTAATCCACCAAAGGCAGTATCAGTGTTAGTAGGTACGATAATAATGCTGGCTACACCTGGCGCTAGTGTGTTGTGCAGGTATGTGGCCAATTCACTAAAATAAAATGTTTCGCCAAAATCCCAATTGGCTGTGTTAAAATAGGTATTAATGGCAACAATAGTCTGACTAATAACATCATTGTCTGTGATAGTTAAATTTGGATTTTTAACAATTTTAAATGTAGCTTGGAAATTACTATCAGCTTTGCTACCAAACACTGGTTTGTACTTGCCAGGATTATAAATGATAGTGTCGCTTAAGGCCTTATAGTTTTCAAGACTGTTAGGACCTGATCCGTAGGCCTGTTTTAGTTCGTCATTAGTTGGAACTGCTGGTTCAGGAACTGCACCAGTGGTATCTTGTATCCAGGCAATATAATCATTGCTGTAGCTGGCAGTTAATATATACAGGTCCATTATGTTATTTGGACTTGGATCAATGCGACGATCACTGGGGCTATTATGTTGATACTGGAAATATAAGTCCTGGCGACCAATTTCGGCTTGATATACTGTAGACAATGTAAGTGTTCTTACCAAATTGGCATCGATTGACAAAGTATAAAAGTTATTTTCTGCTGTGGCGTAGAATATCTGTCCGTTAATGTATAAATTTTGGTTAGCTAAGATTGCTGATTTAGTTGTATAGTCTGATACTACCAATGCGCTGTCTACAGGTTCTATACTGATAAAACTACCAGTGGTTTGATCAGTAACTTCTTGGAAGTAAACATATTTTTTACTGGCATTGACTGTGGGGTTTACAATGTTAGTAAACAGATCTGGATCTACTGGCACACCATTGTTGGTATTAGGGAAAGTGACTTTAATTTTAGTATCGTCAATATAGCCGTCGGGTGCTGTAACACGATCATATATGTACCAGGTTTGTTCTTGACCAATTGAACTCAGACTGTCGGGCGCTGTGTTTGTACCTAATACATTAATTTGATCATTAATTGTTTTTCCTGACTTGCTGTCAAAAACTTTTACATCTGGATCAAAGTAAAATTTTGTTTGAGCTGTGCTTTCGAATACATATTCTAAACTGCGATTAGCAATATTATAACTGACTCCGTTATAGGCAAACGACACTATCCAACTGCTGTCAAGATTTCCACTCGATGTATCACCTTGATGTGCTAGACTAAATGCACCAAAACTTAGATCGGCAGGTGCAACAATTTGCCAACTCTGACTTGCGACATCATACCTAAGACCAAAATTTTTGTAACTCTTAATAAGATTAACCATGGTGTTTATCACGGTTATATTGGTAAGTGTTGTTTTAAATACCGGAATAATACTGCTCAGTACTGCACCTGTTGGTATATTGGCTGTAATTTGTAAATTAGTTCCATTAGTAACTGTGCTTACTGCGGCATAGATATACAGTTTATCAGTAGGATATTGTGGCGTTCCTGTAACAATTATATTTTGTGCATTAAAATATTTGCCAGTGCCGGCTGTAAATTTTAACAGTGCGCCAGTGGCTACATACTGTAAGTTATTGCTGGATGTTATATATCCTACTTGTAAAATACTGTTGTTGTTTACTAAATTACCAGTACTGGTACCCGAGTCAGCGGTGTTCTGCACCCAGGTTGCTGTAACTGTTGGTGTATATCTGGTGTAGTTAGCATAGTAAAATTGTTTCACCGCTGTACTGGCCAATATACTGAACACCGTATTATAAATTACACTGTTAATATCATTTAATGAATTAAAATTAAATGTCTGGCTTGGTAATGTTGTTTGTTCATACAAAATACCATCTGTACAAAAAACATTGGTGCTGGAATATTTGCCAGTAACATCTAATACATCTAAATAACGACTGATTCCTGAACTGGTGCGATTTACTGCTTTAACTTTTATAATATCGCTAAAATTAGTATATGGCAAAAGATTGTAGTCTTCGCCAGTGATCATGCGATTTTGTGTATAATACTGTTGTGGTGCTTTGACTCTAATGTCGTTAAGTGTTTCCCTAACAGTGGCATTTGTAACGGTGTAGTGTAAACTGGCCTGCACCGTCAGAGTTTCAACTGTGTTATTTCGACTTACATAGTTTATTGTAATGGTGATGTTTTGCATTTCATCAGGAGTGATCTTATAAGTAGATCCGTTGCTGATGCGATAAAATGCCTGGAAATTGCCCTGTGGAATATTGGCAAAACTGCCATCGCCAAATACTAAATCAATTTGGTCATTGGCACGAGTATTAACCTGATATAGATTACGATTGGTGCTTTGATTGTAAATGATATTAATGCCGGCCACAGCAGGCACACTGGCCCAAATTGTAGATGGGCGATTATTTTTGTCTAACTGGTATAACCAAACATCAGAATTGTTAATATTATCATAGTTAATGCTGACTACACGATTAGGCAAACTCTGTTGTAGATTAAGACTTATATTGTTTAAAGCACCTTGTTTAAAATACAAAAAATATCCGGTATTGATACTGCCATTACCTAGATTATCGTTTTGATATAATATGTTAAACTTGCCACTGGGCGCTGGACTTGCTTCATATACGTAATTTTGTCCTGCACTGGTAGCACTAACAGCTTCAAATGTGGTAGTGGTACCTTCAATGATTGCATTAAATCTATAAACAGGTATAACATTAGGCACCATGTTTATGCTATATTCGCTGGTCATTATACCGTTTATGTCCTGTGTGTTTCCGGGATTACCAATACTTTGATTGGTAATTAACGCAGCATTGAATATAGCAGTAAACTGTTCTTGCCAGTCTGGATTAGTAGTGTCATTCCAATTAATTAATAGGTTAGCCAGATTTAGGCCATTGCTGTCAAATACACTTTCACTGGTAGTAATTGAATCAATTTTTAAATAGCCCGATGCGGCTGTATTGCGTTTGGCATTGTAGTTAATTAAACTGGCCAGGCGTAGTATGCTGTCTCTGCGTTCCGCGGTATCAAAGAAATTTTCTCTGGCATTTAGATCTGTACGAAATGCCAGACTCTGTCCTAGATAGGCAATAAGATCTATTAGGGCTACGTATTCTGAGCTTTCAGTAAAATCGTTAAAATCTTCTGGATAGTAATTACGCAAATAATTGATCATTGCGTTGCGTATAGTTTCAAAGTCATAGCTTTGAAAGTCAGCATTTTGAAAGCTCTGGTATAGGGTAGTCCAGTCTTGGTTTACCAGTAGATTGGTTTGACGAGTAGTAATAGCCATGCGAATATATCCCTTATAGAGTATTTATCGCTGTTAAAAACTACGTATATTAAACCAAGTCGCTAGTGGTTAGTGTTTGATTATTTGAGTCAAATTGTAGATTAAGACTAGTTGTTTGATTAGTAGGAATATACAGTAAATCTACAGCAATCTGTATGCCATTATGGTATTCGTTAATGGTTATAGTCTGTAGATTAGTACGAGGATCGTATCCGACTATGCGAGTAACATCATCCACTATGGCCTGGTGGACTGCATCAGTCATTGGTTCAAACAATAAATTCCAAATAATAGTGCCAAAGTTGGGTTGCATGAGCTTTTCGCCTTTGCGTACACTAAAATGATTAAGCAGGTCTTGTTTGATTAAGTTCATGTCAGTAACACGAAACTTTTTGTGTCGTCGGACTGTGCTAAAACCTTTGTAAAATTGTTTCATAGTATATTATTTATTGTGGTATTGCCTGACCAGGTGCCCAGGCCAACAACTGTATATGTACAGCATCCGGAGTGGTAAATGTTCCGCCCCAGCGCAGACCAAATTTGGCTAAATCTATTGTCTGTGCTACCAAAGTGGACTGACTTGAGTCTATGGCTATACCGCCGTGACTGCCCACACTCTTACTTGGTGTTGTAATTCCGGCGGCAGTGGGCTTTTCTGGTATTTTTCCTCCGGCAGCTACCCATCGATCGTACAATGCAGTTTGACTTTCTTGACTACGATAAGCACTGTTTACAGTTATTTTTGTTCCAGTGGCATCTAAAAATGCCTTGGCCGCCTGTAGCATAGCCGACTGGAATGTGCTACTGGTTGCCTGGAATGACTCTAACGAGCCTGTGCCTGATGTAAAGTTTAATACACTATTTGGATCTATGCTGGTTGGATTAACTTTAGCAACAGCCTGATTAGTTGCTGGTGCAGAATTTTTAGCACTTAAAACATCAATTGCATATCTACCATGATTATAATATTCTTCAGCTGAGCCGGCTACTCCAATATAGGCCGGTGGATTGGCCACTGATCCAGTTCGGCGCCATTCTGCGGCTAAATCTGCACTGCGATATTTGTGTGCTACAAACAGCATACCAGCGGCTGTACAGATATCATCAGACTGGTATATACCTTGATTGGATAATAGTTTAGAGTAGTTAGCATTAAATTCTTGATTTTGCAAACTGTCTTGTATTTGTTTATT